GCCTGTTCTTTTTCAATTATGTATGATGACCCAGCTCCTGTACACACAGAAAAAGAACAGGCGGATGCTTGGATTAACGACGAGTTAACTTGGTTGGACGTATACTCTAAGAAACCTGTTGAATATCTTGAGGCGATTGCTCGTGGAGAAACTCCAAAATGGGATAGTGATAAAGGTGGTTACGTTTATGGTAACGACACTGAATCAACAACATCTATGGGTGGAGCGAAAAAAGAGACGGCAATGGTTGACCCTCAGGCAAATGATGAGGTTAATGATGATTTACCGTTCTAACATTATAATTAAGCTTGGACATTTACTTGGACAAAGTGTCCAAGCTTTTTCTTTTAAATAAAAAAAACAAAATATAAATAATGAAAAAAATTAGAGAAAAAATGTATGAATCTCTTGTTAAAAAATACGAGAGTGAAGTTAGTGAATCAGAAGCAACCTTAATGGTGTATATGGAAAATCCTGTTGGTATTGGTGAACACCCACAACATTTGGAAGAGATGGATAAGTTTGTTGAAAAACTTTCAAACGCTAAAGACAAATTAGAAAACTTAAAAGAATTTTACAAAAGTAATTATGGCAATTAAAAAGAATGATTTTAGTTCGGTAAAGAAAAAATTCTCTACCTCAGCTAAATACAAACCCCAAAGATTTTTTGATTTGGGTCCTGATTTCTTAGATGCGGTTGGACTTCCAGGTCCTGCGATTGGACACTTGAATATGTTCTTGGGTCACTCGGATACGGGTAAAACAACTGCATTAGTAAAATCTGCGGTTGATGCTCAAAAGAAGGGTATCCTTCCTGTCTTTATTATTACAGAACAAAAATGGTCTTTTGAACATGCAAAACTTATGGGATTTGAATGTGAGGAAGTTGTTGATGAAACAACAGGAGAAGTTGATTGGGATGGGTTTTTTATCTTTAACAACAATTTTAGTTACATTGAACAAATTACAGATTTTATTAATAGTTTGTTAGATGCTCAAGAAAAGGGTGAGTTGGACTATAGTTTATTATTCTTATGGGATTCTGTTGGTTCTATTCCTTGTAAAATAACCTTTGAAGGTAAAGGTGGTAAAATGCACAATGCTGCTGCGTTATCCGACAAAATAGGTATGGGTATTAATCAACGAATATCTGGTAGTCGTAAGGCTGATTTGAAGTATGAAAATACATTGATTATAGTAAATCAGCCTTGGGTCTCTTTACCAGATAATCCTTTTGGACAACCTAAAATTAAGAGTAAGGGTGGAGAAGCAATTTGGTTAAACTCATCTTTGGTATTTTTATTTGGTAATCAAAAAGAGGCGGGTACTAATAAAATAACCGCAACAAAAGACAAACGCTCAATTAAATTTGCAATAAGAAGTAAAGTTTCTGTATTGAAAAATCACATCAATGGACTTGGGTATGATGATGGTAAAATACTAGTAACACCACATGGGTTTTTAGCGGGTAAAGATACTGTCGAAGAAAAAAGTAATATTGAAAAATATAAAAAAGAATATGCGGATTATTGGAAAGATATAATTGGTGTTGATGGTGATTTTGATTTAAAAGAAGAAATTGAAGAAGAAAATTAAAAAAAAGTTATAATAATTCCACTTTTTTATAATTTGTAGATATTTATTAATATGGGAAGAAAGAAAAAAGAAGAAATTGAAAAAAAAGTTAAGATTGGAATTTCGGTTGACCCCGAACTTCCACAATACTTTAAAGACAAATCTATTAATCTATCTTCTCTTGTTAATAAGTTATTAAAAGAACATATTAAAAATGGAAACTAAAGTTTGTTCTAAGTGTGAAAAAGAAAAACCATTATTAGAATATAATGTGTGTTCTAGAGTAAAAGATGGAAGAAAGGCAGAGTGTAGGGAATGTCAAAGAATTAGTGGTAAAAAATATAGATTTGAAAATAAAGAAAAAATTAAAGAATATAATACTAAATGGAATAAAGAGAACCAAGAGTATTATAAAAAATACTTTGAAGAATATTATACGGTTAACTACGACAAAGAAAAAGAAAGAAAATTGAAATGGTCTCGTGAAAACAGAAAATATTCAAATGATTACCAAAAACAAAGAAAAAAAAAAGGATATCTTATTTAGGATTATTAGTGATATGAGAAATTCAGTTAATCGATACTTAAAATATAAATCCAAATCTACTTTTGAAATCGTTGGTTGTACACCCGAATTATTAAAAGAACATTTAGAAAAACAATTTACAGATGGCATGACTTGGGAAAATAGAAGTAAATGGCATATTGACCACATAATACCATTATCGTCAGCAAAAACAGAAGAAGAGTTATACAAATTATGTCATTACACAAATCTTCAACCATTGTGGGCTGAAGACAATATGAAAAAAAGTAACAAAGTATTCACATTATAAAATATAAAAATTGAAAAAAACCTTATTAGTTGATGGAAATAACCTATTTAAGATAGGATTTCACGGGGCAAAAGATGTATACAATAACGGAGAGCATGTAGGCGGAGTGTTTCATTTTGTGAACATACTACGTAAATTTCTTGAAGAACATAACCACGATAAAGTAATTGTAATGTGGGATGGGGATTCTAACTCATCCATTAGAAAAAGTTTATATCCCCAATATAAAGCAAACCGAAGATTGGATATGAACGAATATAAGTATGAATCATATTTGTATCAACAATCAAGAGTTAAACAATATTTGGAAGAAGTATTTGTTCGCCAAATTGAAATGGTGAATAATGAGGCAGATGATTTAATTGCATATTATTGTAAGATTGCAGTTGATGAACAAATCATCATATTTTCCGCGGATAAGGACCTTACGCAACTTATCTCGGAGAATGTGACCATCTACTCACCAATCACAAAAGAGTACTTTAAAAACGGAGATAACATCGTTATTAACAAAGTTAATATACCACATTATAATGTGTTATTGACAAAAATTTTTACAGGAGATAAATCAGACAATATTGACGGTATTGAGGGACTTGGTGAAAAAACATTAGTTAAATATTTCCCTCAAGTGCATGAGAAACCCTGCACTATAGAAGAAATCTTGGATTATGCACGAAATATCCCGCAAAAGAAACCAATTAAAGTATTAAATAATATTTTGACAGGTAAGACAAAATTGTCTATACTTGGTGAAGAGTTCTATAACACAAATAAGAAGATTGTGGATTTAACTAATCCACTAATAACTGAAGATGGAAAAGAATTGGTTAAACAGATATTAAATGATACGATAGACCCTACAGATAGGGGTTACAAAAACTTAATGAGAATGATGATGGAGGATGGTCTCTTTAAGTATCTACCCAAGAACGATGAAGCTTGGGTAAGTTTTTTAACACCATTTATGAAATTAACAAGAAAAGAAAAACGAAATATAAACAAAAAATAAATATGAGAGAGCAAGACAGCACCAAAATGGAATTCCTACTTACGTTGAACGACAACATCGTAGTCCAAAGGTTTTTTAACGTTAGAGGATTCAATCCTGAAGCAAAGAACTCGTTAGAGTTGTACAACTACATCAAACTTCTAAAAGAACAACTTCAACATCATCTTAAGATGAAAACCGTTATCTATATGATTGATAACAAAGACGCGATTGTTAACGACCCATCCATTATGGATACTTCATTTACCGAAGGTGAAGAAATGTTTAGCATTTATGTAAAAATTGGAGAGCAGACAATTTGTCATAGATATTTTGATGGAAAAATTTTTCCACCGAAAGTTCGTTATACCGTTGACGTAAGACCATTTTTAAAAGATGTTTTAAGAGATTTAACTGACATTTTTTCAGAACAAGAATTAAGTTTTGAATATTTGGGATTTGAATTAAATTAAGATATATTTACTAAAACAAGGGACTACAAAAACGATATATGAACAAGAATTTTGATTACTTAGGAAACACATTTCAGATACAACTTTTAAACCAACTTATTGTAGACAAAGAATTTTCAACATCAATTATGGATGTAATTGAGAGTTCTTATTTTGACAACAAGTATTTCAAAATCATCCTACAGATGACAAAAGAGTATCACTCAAAGTATCAATCCACACCTAATTTTGACACCCTTGAGCAGATTGTTAAATCTGAAATTTCACAAGAATTGGTTGCTAAAATCGTTCTTGATACAATCAAACAAGTTAAAGATGCACCATTTGAAGGAACTCAGTTCGTTCAGGAAAAAGCCTTGAAGTTCTGTAAACAACAAGAACTTCAAAAGGCGATGGATAAAGCACAAAAAATTATTACTGAAGGTGATTTTGAATCTTACGATAAGGTTGAAGGACTTGTTCGTGAGGCTCTACAGGTTGGAGAAAGAGATACTGGAACTACAGATATCTTCTCCAACTTGGAGACGGTACTTGATGAGGACTTTAGACACCCAATTCCGATGGGAATACCAGGAATTGATAAACTATTAAAGGGTGGTTTGGCAAAAGGTGAGATTGGTGTTATTTTGGCACCAACAGGTGTTGGTAAAACAACCATCTTAACAAAAATAGCAAACACGGCATTTAATCTTGGGTATAATGTTCTTCAAATTTTCTTT